AGACGGAATTACCAGCTTCTTCGGCTTAGCTGCGATGAGCAGGCCACGTTCGTCAGTCCACAGAGAGATCTGAATTACCGCATTTTCAAGTGAGGTTTCATTCAGGTCAGACGCAGTTGACGGGATGTTGGAAATGGTTGAACCGTAGGTCAACGGGTGGTCATTCGCAAACAGAGCCTTACCGTCACCACCTTTGTAGTTAGAGTTAAAGCCGTTGTTCAGAATGTTAGCGCCCTTGACTTCCTTGGTGTAAGCCATAGCACGAGCCAGCGCCTTGGTATAACGAGCAGACAGTGAGTCATACAGGTTATCTTCGATTGCTTCTTCAGTAAGAGAGAAGCCCAATGCGATGGTTTCGTGGGTGTAGCGGGTGTTCCATGCTTCCTGCGCATTATCATACGCAATCGCTGCACCTTCGTTCTTGACAGGAGCTGCACCGAAACCGGAGAGCTTCTGTTCTTCTTCAAAGGAACGCTCAGAACTTTCAGTTTCAAAAAGTTCCTTGTATTCCTCGCCATAGCGCTCATATTCCAGACCAAACAGTGCGTTCAGACCGGGGAGGAGCTCTTTAAGTAATTGCGCGCGTGAAATAGCAGCCATTTAAGTTACTCCCTTAGAGGCCAGTGGACTGACGGTAGAAGTGGAACCCTGAGTTGAAGCCAACCAGAACCTGCTGATAGGTGCCATCAGACAGAGCCGTAGAACGGACAACGTCAATGATACGCAGCGGCAGAGTGTTGGTGGTCGCAGCAGAGTTAAGATCCACAGTCACGAGGCTGTCGCCAGTGGTGGTGTTGATCAAGCCGGTGCCAACGTAGTAGCCGACGTTTTCGCCAACCTTAGCCTGAGTTGCCGCCGAAGAGGTGTACAGGGTGCCAGCGTTAGAAACGGTTGCTACGAAAATAGCGTCGGGGTCTTCACAGACGTATGCCCAACCATAACCGTAGTTAGAGTTAGCGCTGTCGGTGAGGATCGTGGTGCCAGACGGCCAATACTGTGACCACAGCGGCTGCTTAAGGCCGGTGCTCGGGGTGTACTGACAGCCGAGGAAGATACCAACCGGAGCGGGCTGACCCGCGGTTCCGAAAGAAACCTTCGCACCTGCCGTGGTATCAATACGAACAATCGTGCCATCGGTGGTGTAGGTGACAAAGTCGCCGTAGCCAATGTTCTGAGCGTACCCAGAAGCAATCGGAATCTGACGAATAGCACCCGCGTAAACTTGGCCACCGATAAGGTTTACAGGAACCAAACCGGAGGGGCCGATACCGTTAGGATATGCCATATAAAACTCCTAAAATTATAAATCGGCCCCTAATTTATTTAGGAACCGCTACCAAAAGACACTTTGGACTTCCCTTCTCTAAAGAGAGGCATCCGAGGATCATTTTCGCGGAAGAGAGTGTTATCAACTGACTGCGTCTGTTTTTGGGTCATATCCCCGTAGTACGCTTCACGTTGATTAAGCAATTCTCTTGGCGCTTTACACAACACCAAACCGCCGATCTCAATAAGATCTGAAGCTGGTGCTAACCCAAACGCGGCGAAATCTGAGCTGATCTCTGGATGATCAGAAGCCTTGCAAGGCGCCCAGCCCTCGCGTCGGGCACGAGCCATATTAGCCGGATCAGGAGTGCCCATCATGGCAACTCGAATCCAACGAAAACCATACCCGTCGATGGGGTTTGGTACAGGAAGATCATGCGCGGGTTTCCAAGAGTCCACACGGACTTCTTTTTCTCGCGTTTCATTCTGTCTAAGCGAACGGTCGATATTAGCCATTTCGTTGCTCCAGTTTGCGTTTCTCAGCAAGGTAAGCCTCTGGCTTAATCCCGAGTCGCTTAATAAGTGCGTCTTCAGATTTGGTCACTGCGGTCTTTTTTGGGGCGGTGGTTCTACCAACCGATGCTACAGCGCTTACTTTCTTGGTACGTTGGTTAAAGTTTTGAGGGAACATCTCCCTCATGCGGGCGTCTACCTTGCCGTAATACTCGTCAGAGGTAGGATCGACACCGGATTTTACTAGCCGTTCATGTACCCCGTAGGCGAACGCGGTCATCTCTTCGTCCTTACCAAACCAAGGATTCTGGGATGCCCATGATTCTGCCTTGTAGTCCCTTGCGGGTGGTTGCTGAGGCTGAACAGGTGCTGTCTGGTTATATACAGGAATGTTTTCCTGCTGTAAAGGCGCTTTAGGTGCTTGCGGTACAGGAGGCGTCCATTGCCCAATCTGACTGCGCTCGATGGCGAGCTTATTCAGTTCATTCTGCGCTTCGATGACACCATCCGTGTCTCCAGCTTCAAACGCCTTACGGTACTTGTCCTGAGCAATCTGCTGCTGGTAGTCAAGTCGGCTTGTTGACTCTTCATTGAGGCGTCCTGCCCCCCAAGTGACCGTGTTCTCAAGCTCTTGCGCCCGGTTATAGAACATCTGCGCAATCTTAACGGCTTCCGCGTGCTCGCGCGCGAGGCGTTCTTTTTCGCGCCGCTCGTCATTCATTTTGTGAGTTAGCCGGTCGATACGCTTCTTGACTCGCTTGGAGTAGCTCTCAAGCTCCTCTTCCTGTTCTGGGTCATCTTCATCAAGCGCCAATGCCGGACGGCCTTGGTCTTCTTCAGGCGTATCGTCTACGACTTCGTATTCATCTTCTTCCGGTTCAGGCGCTACACGAGTGTTCTCGGAGAGAACCTTGCGCCCTACTACGTGGACTTCCTCATCATTCGAGAAATCCAGATCATCTTCTCTTGCCATAAATCACCTTTAGTATGCGCGGTTGATACCGCGTGGATCAGCAACAGTACCCTCAATCTGATCATCATTCACGATAATGAACTCCTTACCATCCACGCTAAAACGTGAACCGGAGTAAGCGCGAAGAAGAACAAAATCACCTTCCTTGCACCAAGGACCCGTAGGGAACTTGTCCTTGTCCATGTAGCACATATCCCCTTGCTTGAGGACAAGGCCAACTACCGCTCCAGCTTCTTCACGTTTAGCCGTGACATCAGCCAGCGCAATACCACCATCCGTAGTTTTATTGATTTCAGGTTTTACCACCAGCATCTTGTAGCCTACCGGATCAGGTAGGCGTTCAGCCAGCTTCTCTGCACTTTCTTGAGTCTTTTCAGCGTCGATATTAGCGACAGACATCAGATTTCCTCTTCGTACTTACGCAGGTCTTTTACACGTTCCAGCGCTGAGGTCAGACCTGTGACTACCCCAACGAGTTGCCGATATTCGGCATAGTCAGCAGCGTGCCCAAAGGCAATCGCGTCTTTGCGAGCTTCAATGAGCTCGTTTAGTTCTTTCTGCAGGATTTCTAGTCCAGTCATTTTTTATCTCATAGGTGGAGCGGGAGGAACCGGAGGAACAGGGGGTGCTGGAGGCGGACCTCCTTGCGGACCCTGTGGAGCAGGAGGAGCGGGCGGAGCCATAGGCGCGCCGGGAGGCGGAGCAGCTTGCAGAGCATTCTGCTGCTGGATTGCCATATCCATACCCTTGAACAACCCTTCGACCTGCGCATCCTCATGCTGAAGGAGTAGCTTGGCTTCGTTGTTGATCATCGCTATTTCTTTCTGCGTTTTCAGCTTCTCAAGTTCGAGGAACTTCTTGTCGTTAAGCTCCTGTTCCTTGAGCGCAATTTCCTTCTGCTGAAGCTGAACGACCGGGTCCTGCAGCGCCTGCTGATTCTGTTGCTGCTGTGCCTGCGCCTGATTGGCCTGAACCAACTGCTGTGCGGCCTTGGCTGAGAGTTGCGCGAGCTGCGCTGCGATTTCCGGTTGAAGCTGCGTATCCGGCGGCGGCAGGCTGACGCCCAACTGCTGCTGAAGCTCCTGACGGTATCTGAACCCTACGTGCTCCTGCACATGGGCCATGAGCGCTGCCTTGATGGCATTGGCATTCGGATCTTGCCCCATGATCGCTGCGATCTTCGGGTCGTTGATCATGCTCATGTGAATGGTGATGTGCGACTCGTGATCCTGCTCGATGAACGCCTTACAAGGCTTCTGCTTGAGAATCTCCATATTCTCAGTGACTGGATCAGTCGGCTTCTCGTCATCTTCGGGAACATTGACGATCTTATCCGCGTCTTTGATCCCCATAACCTCAAGCATCTGACGATGGAGAACCGGCAGGTTGTAAATTTGCGGAGACTGTTGGGCGAGCTGGATTGCCGCCTGATACTGAATGATCCGCTGTGCCATCGTTGAGGCGTTAGGATCTGAGACAGGAATGATATCTACCTGATCGTAGTCTTCCTTCTTCGCGGTGGGTTTGGCACCGAAGTCAGGCATGTAATCATAGGTCGGAGCGGTGAAATCACGGATAAGCCCAGCGATCAGTTTGAACTCCTGCGCCATGGACGCATGGACGCGCGCCTGAACGGCACTCATCACCTTGAGCTCACGCTCGAGAATCGCCAGCGTGGTGCCTACCGGAGCTTCACCATTAACCTCACCGAACTTCACATCACTGACTGCTGCCAGCTTGCGCCCTTCTTCCACCACATTCTGCAGAAGCTGGAACAGCGTTGCGCTCGGTTCCTTGTAGGGGAGGGGGAGGATATTGTCCTTGATGTTGGAGGAGGGTACGTCAACATCTCTCCATTCGCCGGGCATGATGGGGGTGTCATCGCCCTTGATTCGGAGCCCCCTTGACTTGAGTCCACCCGGAAGGTTGGACAGTGTGCCAGCATCTACAAGCTGGCGCGTGATCGAAGTCGCGCTCTTCGCAGACCCACCCAACAGGTGGATCAGCCCGTATCCGTAGGCACCAAATCCCGGAATGTACGTGTACTGCACGAAGTGCTGTTTCTTTTCCTTGAGCGGGTCGTTCTCGTCCCAGTTACGCCGAATGGCCAGAACTTCTTCCGTCCCCCGGTCGATGGTCACCACGTAAGGCAGTGCGATCCCTGTCTCTTCACCCTCTTCCTCATCGACATCTTCAAACCCCGGAAGGTCTAGGTCGATGGAAATCTCGAGGAGCTGATACCGATCGTCATCAAGCTGCGCGTACCCTTCAGCATCGTCTTTACGGCGCTGAACGTCATCAATAATCTTGGTCGGCTCTCCGAGGTCAATATCCCGGTAGAACCCCGTGTACTGGAGCTTCTTGATCTCATTCTTGGTTTTCCGCATCACATGCGTGATGCGCGGTGCCGACCGCAGGTCCGAGGCACCGTAAGGAATGATCAGATCTTCTGCCGGGACGTACATCGAGGTCGGACGGTCCAGTGTCGGGTCGTAATACACCTTCTTGAACCCAGCACCCGAGAGCGCCAGCCCCCACAGCATCTTCTCGTGTTCCGCACGAAACTCGGTCATCTTGTCCGTCAGGTGGTGATTCATGTCCTCTACCACCCGCTTGGCCGCTTCCTGCGTGGCCCGGTCGTCCTTACCCACGATTTTCGCCCTCACCGGCCCTTGCGCCGGGAAGGTTTCAGCGATCATTTCAGCCTGAAACCGCACAACCGCTTCTGACAGGATGGGATGAAATACTCCGCAGGCCCCGCTCCATGGCTCACTGCGCTCCTCGATCTTCAAACCAAGAAGGTCAAGACCTTCCGTATAGGTGCGCTCCCACTCTTTTCTCGACATCTTGTCATTGTCAAAGTCCTCCATGAGCTCGGAAGCAAGCGAGGAGAGTTCTGAATCGTCAATGAATTCCGCAAGGTTCGCGTCAAAAGCAGGTTGCTTCTCGAGATCTACTTCGACTTCCGTTTCTACCTCGTCATTAGGGTCTCCAATTTCGATTTCAATCGGCGCATCGTCATCTTCCATGAGAAACGGAGACTGAGGAAGCATAGCCTTGTCGATATTGGGAATAGCCATGAGCGTGCCTATATGATTTCGAGGAGTTTTTGCAGGTAGTGGTGCGCCTTCTGGATGTCCTCCTTAAAGTCA